GGTAAATATACTGGAAAGGTTGATTTGACCTTATCAGGAAATATGAAAAACGCATTTCAATTTATTGATGCAGATAAAACTGGTTTCTCATACGGAATTGAAGGTGATGAGGCGCAAGATGATACTATGGCACAACGTATGGACTTTCAAGGCCCTAGAAAAAAGACCAGAAAAAGATTTACAACAACAAAAACCAACCCCACACCCCCTGCCGAGCAAGAGATGATCGGTAAAGAGATGGCAAAACAGGTAGTAAGAAGCTTTACTAAAGAATTGCGCAAAAACGGTATGGGATACAAGGTTTACACCATATAGGAGAAATTATGGAAACGGACTCAAAAGTAGTCGAGCAGCAAGCTCAAGCCGAAGAACAGGCTAATGTTCGAGAAAGCACCGACACTTCCTCTGAAGTTGGACAGCTTATCGCAGATGCGAAGAAATACAGATCACAGAGGCAGGCAGCTGAAGCAAGGATAAAGGAATTGCAGGATCAACTCGATGCTCGCGAAGAAGCAGAAATGCAGAAGAACAACGAGTGGCAGGATCTTGCTACCAAGTACAAGTCTGAACGAGACGAGTATAAATCTCAGGCAGAAGAGGGTCAAAAGGTGAAAGAGGCGGTACGAAAAGACCTTCTGGATCAGCTTACTGACGAGGATCGAGAATTTGCGATTGATTTGTCAACTGAAAAGTTGCAGAAATTCGTAGCTCGATCATTTAATCAGAAAGTTAAAACGAATGAATCTTATTCGACACCAATGCCCGATAAGGGCGCTAACCCTTTTGACACAATGGATAAGAATGAACGTCAAAGGAATTGGAGTAAGGTTCTTTCAAATTACGCTAAAAAATAGCGTGGAAAGGTAGTAATACCAAATGGCATTAAGTGAAAATTTTGCTGGTGCGTCGGTCACTACAACTACCGCTGCTAATTTTATTCCTGAGATTTGGACTGATGGAGTAAAAGCATATTTAGAACGCAATCTTGTGTTCGAACAATGTGTGGACACTTCTTTAAACGGTCTTGTCAAAGGTAGGGGTGATGTTTTTCATATCCCTAAATTGGCAGAGGTAAGTGATGCGGCGAAAGCAGCAGAAACACTCGTAACTTACTCAGCTTCAACACATGCGAAGTCCGATCTAACTATTGATCAACATCGTTACGCAGCGAAGCTTATAGAAGATATCGCTAGTGTTCAATCCATACCTGGTCTTTTTGAAAAAGAAGTATCTGGAATGGCTTACGCACTTGCTAAGACTTACGATGCTTACATCGAGTCTAAAGTAGAAGCAGCTACTACAAATGGTGCATCCCTAGCAGGGGATAACACAATCACAGCAGCAGAAATTCGTACAGGCATGAAAACCTTGATGGAATCTGATGTGGATACCTCAGAGTGTAAAATGGTGGTTTCACCAGCTCTTTATACAGCAATGTTAGGTATTAGCGATTTTGTTGACGCGTCAAAGATAGGATCAGGCCCATCTGGATTATTGAATGGTCAAATTGGAATGCTTTATGGCATGCCAGTTCTTCATTCTACAGTTATGGGAACAAGCGGATCTACTGGCGTAGAGGTGGGATATATTATAGACCCATCCAGCGTAAGTGCAGCTCGACAGCTCGAACCTAGAGTCCAAGCAGAATATTCTGTTGACTTTTTAGGAACGAAAGTTGTCAGCGACATGCTTTACGGAGCAGTTACGGTTTTCGAATCTCGTATTTATGAGTTTAGGAATCCTTAATCACTAATAGTATCTATATGGGGGTCTTTATGGCCCCCATTCCTAATTATGTTTAGAACATACGATTATCAATGTAAAAAATGTGAAAAAGTCTTTGAAGCCATGACAAAAGTGGATGAAAAGGCTAAATGTGCTTGTGGGTCTACCGATCTAAAAAGACTTATGGGCGCACCTTTATTTGAATTAAAGGGGAATGGTTGGCCAGGGAAAGAGTTTAAAGCTCAATCCGACTGCAAACGTATGGCCAATGGTCAAACAATATAAGTGTAGTCTAATCCTCTTTAATTGAAGTCTATTAACAGGGGAAACTAAATGGCTAATTACAACTCAGATTATACTGGAGCGCAAATTGATAGCGCAGTATCCAGAGCAAATTCAACCGACGTAACCGCAGGAACAGTCGCAGCGAGTAAGGCTGTTGTTGTCGATTCCAACAAGGATATCACAGGATTTCGGCACATTACAGCAACAGGAACGGTTACAGCAGCAAACGTATCACTTACTGGAAATGTCGATCTAGGAGACGCATCAGGCGATACGGTCACAATCACAGGGTCTATCGACTCTAATCTTATACCAGCAGCGGATGATACCTATGATATTGGTAGTAGTTCGTATGCTTGGCAAGATATTTACCTCGAAGGGGATATATATTTATCAGATGCTACAGAAATTGATGTAGCGAGTGGAAATTTAACTGTAGATGTAGCAGGAGACATTGAAATCAACGCAGATGGCGGTGATATTACCTTTAAAGATGCCTCTAGTACACTTGCGGCGATTGATTCAAGTGGCGATTTTAACGTAGCTGGCTCAATCGAAACAGCAACAATAGACTACACCGATGGTGATTTAGCCATGACCATTGCTGATGGTGGCGGAGTAACCTTTGCTCAGACTTCAAGCCAAGTTTCAGGTTCTACTATCGGAAATGTAACGATTGCCAACGGCTCAATAACTGACTCAAGTGGCACTATTTCCCTGGGAGACGAAAATCTCACCACGACAGGTGTAGGAACTTTTGCCTCTTTAGACATTAGTGGTAACGCTGATATTGACGGAACTATGGAAGCAGATGCTTACACAGTAGATGGAACGGCCTTAAATGAATATATAGCCGATACTGTCGGAGCGATGGTTGGGTCTAATACTGAAACCAACATTACTGTTACATACGAAGATGGAGACAATACTTTAGATTTTGTAATTGGTACGCTTAACCAGGATACAACTGGTACAGCAGATAACATTACTGTTTCCGCTAATAATTCAAGCGATGAAACTGTATATCCAATCTTTGTAGATGGAGCGACAGGATCACAAGGCGCTGAATCAGATACAGGATTAACATACAATCCTTCTAGCGGTCTTTTAACTTCTACACTTTTTGCTGGAACATTAAATACAGCAGCCCAGGGAAATGTTACAAGCCTGGGAACACTTACAGCATTAACGGTCGATAATATAGCTATTGATGGAACGACGATAGGACATACAGGGGATACTGATTTAATAACTTTGACTAGCGGTGTTGTAACGGTGGCAGGCGAAGTAGATGCTACAAGTTTAGACATCTCTGGAGACGCTGATATCGATGGCACACTTGAGGCTGACGCGATAACGGTCGATGGAACAACATTAGCTGAATATATTACAGACCAAGCTGGAGGAATGTTCTCAAGTAATACCGAAAGCGGAATAACTGTAACCTTCCAAGATGGCGATAATACTATTGATCTTTCAGTCGATGCAGCACAAACTGGGATCACCTCGTTATTAGCAACTGATATTAAGATCGGTGAGGATGACCAAACTAAAATAGATTTTGAAGATGCTGATAAAATAAATTTTTATGCTGGGAATGAAAAACAATTAATCCTTGAAGATGGGGCTTTATATCCTGGATCAGATAACATAATTGATCTTGGTAAATCAGATAATGAATTTAAAGACGCTTTCTTTGATGGAACTGTTACAGCAGATGCTTTTGCTGGGCCTATAACTGGTGCTGTAACTGGTAATGCTGATACTGCAACTTTAGCAACTACTGTTACTGTTACCGATAGTTCAGCTAATACAGATTTTCCAGTCGTATTTCATAATGAATCAAATGGCTTATTAGATGATACTGGTGCTTTAAGGTATAATCCAAGCACAGGTGAATTATTAGTTCCAAAACTTACTGTAGCTGGAACTACAACAACTGTTGATACTGTAACAATGAATGCTCAAAATGCGATTGTGTTTGAAGGAGCAACTGCTGATTCAAATGAAACTACTTTATCCATTGTAGATCCTACTTCTGATCATACTCAATATTTAATCAATCAAGGCGGATATATTCCAGTCTTGGCAACAGCTACAACAACTGCGATCTCAGCAACTCCAGAAGAAATAAATTTAATTGATGGCGGAACAGCCAGAGGCACAACTGCCGT